GGCTATATGGCCCGTGGTGGCAAGACCAAAGGCTACGCCTACGGCTCAATGGTTCGCAGCCCTATGGCGTCTGAAAATAAGATGATGACATCATTCAACCCAATGCAACCTCGTGAACAGGCTGGTATGCAACCTCCTGTAGACAAGAAGATGGCGGGCATGATGTACGGTGGAAAGGCCAAGAAGAAGAATGGCTACTAAAATCAAAACAGTTCCCGCACCCAGAGGCTATCACTGGATGAAGAAGGGTAGCGGATATCAGCTAATGAAAAACCCCAAGGACGGCTATAAGCGTCACAAGGGGTCTAGTTTACGGGCTAGGTTTAGGGTTCAGGAAACACACAAGAAGTAGCTAGATATATCTGCTAGACTTCTCCATCATTTCATCCCCAACAGATTTTAAATAACGCAAAAGACTTGCTACCTTGAAGGTTCCTTCATACTGTGGCAGGTCTTTTTCCATTAGGCGACTAAACTGTTCGGGGTCTACAGAATCCATATCCAACTCTATGTTCCCCTTGTCATTCATGTGTGCCGTGAACTTGAACAGTTCGGCTTTAGGATGCTTGTTGCTCATCTTTATACGCCTTGATTACATCTGTTGAAAACAACTTCTGGAGATTCAGAAGGTACATCCGTGAAGCGTTGTTGTCTCCGCCACTCACGGATTTTTTGTAGTCGAGGTTGTTTATGATGCGTTTCAAGGATGGTACGTCGAACACAAGGGTTGCAAAAGTGTCATCACCAATGCAAAGGTTGTGGAACCAGTAGTCTGCTTCTGTTGCTTCGATGCCGCTGGGCTTGCCATAGGATTCGTACTCTATAGCAATGTTCCCAGTACGCATCCACATACCGCGTTCAGATTTGACTTCAATCTTCTTATCTGTGAGCATGTCGGCAACCTGCTGTTCGCGAACCTTACCATAGGAAAGGTCTAAGTCGAACTTCTTGCGGTCACAAACTGCTGGTTCCAAGGTGGTCATGCCGCCTCTCCCTCTTCGTTATTTTCTTGAACAGATTCAACCAGCATGTTCGTAAAGGCAGACTGTGCTGTTCGAAGCTGGTCTATGCCAAACTGCGCCTGTGCAATCTTACCGTTCAAGTCACGAATCTGATTGATGACGTACTTCTGCTCGTCTTCCAAAGTATCAAAATCATACTCTGTTCCATCAATCGTAATGATGTCTTTTTGTTCTTCACTCATCTTTTTCTTCCTCAATGTTAGGTAACCAAATCTCTACATCTGAACCACATTTGGGACAGTGTAGGAATGTGACCATAATGTAGTACAAATCATCATCCCTGTCAACATCACTATCCCAAATAAGTTCAGTTTTGCAGTGCCAGCAGTTCATGCCGCACTCAAGTCCACAACTTCACAGACACCTGCAGTACAGGCTAGTTCCCGCGAACCACTGGTGTTGTCTTCCTTTTCGAACTCAGACAACTTATCCCAGTCAATCGTGACAATTTCCATGCGCTGCTTCCACTCTAGGTACTCATCAGCTTCTATGTCCTGATATGGAGCCTGTTGATATGTGTGGTCACTGTGAGGCAAGAACGATACGCCAGAGGCAACGTCAAAGTTCTCGTAGACCCACGCACCAACGTCCATCCATTCGTGTTCCTTTACGGACACGGTGATAGACGGTTTGTGTTCGCACCAGTGAATGGCGTATGTTTTCCACAACTCTAGCTGCTCAACGGCAGTTGTTTGTGTTCGTGTAACGGCACCATCTGGTGACTTCATTGGAAAGCTAAAGACGGTTGTTGAGTCCGGCTTCATAACGTCACGCTCTGCAGGGACACCGCTTTCAACAAGGAACTGTGTCAAGGGGTCTTTGTTATCGCCGCGAACGGTTCTGATGAAGTAATCGTTGTGCCTTGCATGTATCCCGCTCGCTGCGTCCACCAGTTGTGACACAGTACCCGACGGCTTTACACAAGTGATTGCAGCCGACTGCGGGATTCCAAGCATGTTCGCAAACTCCTTGTTCGTCTCCACTGCGACTTCGCGCATTTCTTCTAACCAACGCTTGCTGTCTACATTTTTGGATAAAACGGGATGGTCCATGATACCAGTCAAGGACACGCCTAACAAACGCTCTTCCTCTGTATTGTCTCTCCATATCTTCCTCAAGTATTTAAAATCAATTAAGGTTGACTGCAAGGTTCCCAAGATTGTAGCTATACGAACCTTTGCCTTCAGGCTTTCCAAAGAATCCGTTTCGCGAACCACTACTTCCGACAGGTTGCAAAACTGATATCCACGCAAGATAATCTCAGAACAAGGGTTGGTACCCCACATGTGTCCTGTCTCACGGCGACCATTGCGAGCCACTTGCTTGTCAGCAGCCTCACGATTGAACATGCCGCGCTCACCAGACTTACTGTCGTACAAGGCAAGCCACTCACGCATGAATGTACCCATCTCAGGCTTTGTCTTGTAAGACACAGAATTGTTCGCCAACGCTCGCTGTGGTTCTGTTTCCCACCACATGCCTGACTTGGCGTGTGCCATCTGGTCATCATTGAGGTTCGACAAACTGATGAGTGCGCTGCGACGAACTCCGCCAACAACCACAATCTCACCAATCTTACACATCAAGTCGTGGCACTCAATCGGGAACAGTCTGCGACCTCGTGCCTTCTTGAATATCTCAACAGTAAAGTTAAAGAGGTCAGCAAGGGGCTGTGGACCACTAGCACGTCCACCCATAACCTTTAGTCGCGCACCAGCTTCACGAACATCTGACATATCCCACGAAGGAACCTGACCAGCGTAGAGTAGTGCAATCAGTTCGCGGAGTGACTTCGCCCATCCGGGCTTGCTGTCACCCACCTTAATCACAGTATCTGAATCATTAAAGTTGTCGCTAACTACAGGTAGCTTGTCTACGTTTTCACGCTCTACAGAGAAACCAACACCTGTACCACACATCAAAATGTACATGCACTCATCAAAGGCACGAGGGCTATCTACAGGGATGTAGCTACAGTTGTAACCACAGACGTTATCCCGTGCAAGGGCAGGGCCTGCAGTCATCATTGCCCTCATAGATGGCATAACCTTCAAGGACAGGATGCCGTCTTCAATCTCTTCGCGAACAGAAGGTGGTAGTTCGACACCGCACTTACCTTTAACCTGCTCTAGCATGAAGGATACATAACGGTCTACAGTTTCACCCCAGTTCTCACGACGCTGCTCGTCATCTATCCAGCGGGCGTACCGTGACTTGTGAATGAATTGCTGATATGATGTTGGTAGTTGGTTGCTCATTTGTTCTCTCCTCGAACCTCTAATAATTTATCTAAATACCACTGCGCTTTCTTCAAATCCTCGTTACCATTTTTGTAACGATATCGCCAGAGATATTTCATTATGTTTCCTTGTAGGTAATACTCGAACCCATCAAGGGTTGCAGCTTGGATTGCATCTATGCACTCTGTTCCCGCTGCGTTGTAGTGAGGCGGACTGTTGACCATATCAACGCCGCCATAGGCCATCTTACCGGCCTGCTCATTTTCATCTTCCATACACTTCATGTATGCCTCGTGTCTCATCTGTTGTCTCCGCTGCCCTGCAACATGTTGCGATTCTTGCGGTCCTCTAGCTTGTCTAGATTTCTCTGTGCTACTTCTTCTAAGCTATAGCCTAAGTCCCGTGCTAAGATTGCAACGTACCATAGCACATCCCCCAGTTCCTTTGCAATATCATCTTTGTAAAAAAGGTGGGGTTCGCCATCACGAACCAGCTTCTTTACCTTGTCAGCAACTTCACCGGCTTCACCTGCTAAACCCAATGTCGGATACAGAACATTATATTCTTGCGGATAAACTGCGGTGCTTTCCGCCCGCATCTGATACTCATCTAATTTCATTGCTTCGTTCCAAAATCTACTTTAACTATGTTTTCATCACGACCTGTTATACGGTCAATACTGTCTAATTCTACGCCCTCTTCTTCTAGTTCCTTTAGCATAGTTTCTTTCATTTCCATAAAAGATATACGAGCCAGTCCTGCCTGTATGAGTCTGTCGAAATCATTCTCTAGCATCTCGACAATCCCCTGCTGCGCCACGAATCCGGCATCCATGTAGTCATCTTCATCGTCAGGTATAGCAGTTGTATCATAGGCTGACATTCTAAAACTTTCTTCGTCTGTCTTCTTTAGTATAATGTACCACCTGTCAGCCAGCAAGCTACCAACCTCATAATCCCTGTCATCCGTCATTTTTTAACCACTCCTCTGGCACACTACCCTCTGCCCATGGGAAACCATATCGGTTTGCCCAGTCAGCATAACTGGTCTTGCTACCCCTGTAAATCTTGTTCGTGGCCCGAACGAATACAAAGCGAATATCCAAGTCGGGGTATTGTTGTTTGATTAGCTGCATCTTTACCCTGTCACCCTTATCCAAATGTCCCTTCGCTTCTATATAGATATTCTGTTCAGGAAGATAGAAGTCGGGCGTATATGTTCGCGGCTTGGGTATGTATTGTAGCTTTGCCTGTTCGTACTCGAAGTTAATCTTCTTGTCCGCAAGTGACCTTGCAAGGTTAATTTCGAACTGTGAACGATATCGTGTTTTTCTCATAATCCTTGCAGCGGAAATCCCGCCTTCACCCCTTCTAGCCTTTTTAATAGATACTGTCCTACTTTTGGGGACCGTTTTTCTAGATGCGATATTTCTTTTGAGATTTCCATTGTCGGTAGGCATACTACCAATCCTTGTCGCAGATGATGAACAATGTTTTGAAATTCCTCTTCTATGAGTTTTATATCACGTGCTTCCGTGTCAGACTTTAAGGAGCCTTCGGATGAATAGTTATCCCGCAGGGTCAGAGGCAATGCTATCTCCAAGCCACGAACCCTTACAGTAGAACGACCACCCCCACGACGTTCATGTGACTCTACGAACACGCAGCGTAGTTCTGGATTCAAGTCGAACAGTTCGTGGGGATACTCTCGTGTGTACAAGACCGGCATCAGTCTAGTTCCCGCTTCACAAGCTTTGTGTACCAGACGTGAGGCTTGAACCGTGCCTTAGATGTTATCTTCGGGGCTAGTTCTGCGTTCTTCCAGCACTTTGTTTTGAAGGAACAGAAGGTACAGGTCTTGGGCATCAAGCGATTCCCTGTCTCTGTTTTCTGTCTGTCGATGGTGACTGTCTCAGGAACAGACTGGAATGGTACCTTGAACGGTGCATCATTGACGATTGCTTCTACCCGCTTGTTCGCATCCTCAAGATATGCCTTGCGGTCTTCAGACTGTTCGCGGGGTGCCTCTACGAAATCCCACTCACCTGTTGACTTATTGATTACAATCCAACCACCAAAGCGTTTACCTTCTGATTCACCATACAAGTGTCCCTGCATGACGTACCCAAAGGGGTCATCATCTTTGATAACATCGTAACCACCGCGTCCAGAAAACTTGTTGTCGAACGACCATGGACTTGCTGTCTTGATATCCCAGACTTCTTCTTCGCCATCAATGTTCAAGATGACATCTAGGGTTCCGTTGACGGTCTGTCCACCCAGTTCGAGGGAACACTTCTTCTGTTCCGCAACCACGTCTAATCCTGCAGCCCGCATCACAAGAATTGCAAAGGCTTCTAACAGGTCACCAGTTGCGAACCGCACGATATCATTGTAGGCAACATCTTGTTTGTTGCCCTGCTTCTCAAGTTGCTGTTGACACAAGGGGCGACCGACACCGGACATACGAACCCGGTAGTCTCCCCTACTAGAGAACTGCTTTCGCATTGCTGCTTTGCAATCCTCGCCAAACTGTTCTATCAGATGTTCGAGGCGAGAGGAGTCAATCTCCCCCCGCCCCGCTTTCTGTAGGAAGTCTTGGACTTCTACGAGTTGTAACATGATTAGCCAGCCAAACGCTCTGACAAATCAATGTCGTCTGACGATGCTGAAGCTTTTGTTGCTGACTTGTACTCTGCGAACACAGTCTCGTTGTGAGCCATCACAGTATCCGCAAAGTCTTTCATCAAGGCTTTGTCGCTATCCGAACCTGAAACCTCTTTCACCAAGGAAAGTTTCGGTGTCCAGTAGATTACGCCGCCATTCTTCTGCTTCTCTGTCGTGAACTCAATCAACGCCTTGTGCATCAGAATCTTACGGTCTGTAAGCTGCTTCTGAATGAAGTCGTTAACCGGACGGTAGCCTGACCGCTTGAAGTACGCCATGAACGGCATCTGCTCAACAGGTGCAGAAGTACCATCTGCATATGCTGCTTCGGGTGCATCTATAAGGCCATAGATTACCTGATTACAGCTAACCGAACGGCTCAACAGAACACGAGGGTCATCTTGACCTAGTGCCTCTTCTTCTTGACGAGATAGCCGACCGCACTTGTTGCCGCCCAAAGTGTCAGGAAATTCACCGGCTAGTTTGCGCTTCTGTACAGACTTACAAGAGAACTTGCCTTCTTCTTGGTCCCATACAGACCACTCAAAGGTTCGCAGCAAGGGACGGATTTGTACCTTGTCTGCATACACAGGGGCTGAACCGTTCCAGATACGCCACGAACCACGCCGCAGCAATGTACCATCATCAGTCTCTGTGTCATAATTAATATTTAGTCTAGGCAAACCAATCTTGGGCTTGTTGTTCGGGTCTGCCTGTCCACTCATTTCCATGAGGGCTTCGTCGTTATCTGACTCGAATGCAGTCAGGAAGGTATTCATTTCATCATTCAACATTTGTAGTTCATTGCTCATGTCATTTCTCCTTAGATGAGCGTTAGCGTAAAGGGATTATACAGTTAGTACCTCTTCCAAGTCAAGCCAGTTTTTACCCATTTTTAACTCGATACCGACTGGCATGTCATAGGTAATCCCATACCTATTCTTTGATTCCAACGGGATAGCTAGCATACATTCAGCCATCACGTCAATACATTTTTTTTCTTCACTGGGGTATACATCCATGACGATGGAATCGTGAACCGTGTTGCAGATAACCGAACGCAAGTTCAGTTCGCGAACTCGTTTGTCTAACATAATCAAGGACATAGGCAGTAGGTCAGCAGTTGCGAACCCTTGAACAGGGTAGTTGCATATGGCGGTACGGTCTGTTGCCGCACCCCAATCAGTCCACCTTGCGTGAGGGAAAGCGTATTGTCTACCTGAAGGAAGCTGAATGTATTTCTTTGTTACCGCGTGTTTCTGCAGGAACTCATGCCACTTGGTAACATTGTTATACTTTTCCTTAAACGCATTGTAATATCGTTTCTGGTCATCCGTACCCGACACACCGCCATACAATGGCTTGAAAGTGTGAGCCTTAGCATCTTGCCGCGAACATCCTATAACACTGGCAGTGTAGCTATGCACATCTGTACCGGCATCCACATCAGTCTTGATGCCCTCATCATCTGCAAGGAATCCGGCTACCCTAAACTCTAGCTGGGCATAATCACCCTCTAGGATTGACCCACCCTCGAACCGGCTTTCAACAGCCCGCCTGATGATAAAGGTAGTACCTCGTGGCATGTTCTGGAAGTTCGGGTTGCGGGATGACAGACGACCAGTAGCCGTGACACACTGCATGAACTCAGTATGGATAAACCCCTGCCCATCCATGTTGTTCTCCATGCCCTCAACAAAAGAACGCAGATAGGTTCGAACTGCACTGTACCGAATGTAAGCTTCTGCAAACTCACGGGCTTCACCCCGCAGGGATGTGAACATGCTTTCCAAGGTTTCTTTATCTGTCTTGAATCCTGCGGCAGCCACATCATAAGGGTCACGAGGGACCAACTTGAACCCCGCAACCTGACCTGTCGATGTATAGCGCACACCAGCCCCCTGACAGGGCTTACAGATGCGAATAGCCTTTCCTAGCGTTCCGTCCTTCTTGCGGGCTGTATAACGCCCCACGCCCCCGCAATCGGTACACTGACTGCCACGTGTCTTGAACAGCACATCAGTCTCGTTTACAACGTTGCGTTTGAAGTCGGCACGGCTCATGCGGGTACGACGTTTTGGTTTGCGACCAGCCCCGCGAATCTCGTGACCCAAGTTGAACACACCAGCCCAGCGGGACTTGTCCTTTACCTTACAAGAATAGAACAGCTTGGAACGGTCATCAGGGCTGTCTAGATTGATGGGCGTGTCCCCCATAGCTTCCGCAGCCAGTTCCTGTAGCCGCCGTTCGAGGGTAAACAGTTCATCTTCATACTCGCGGCGAATGTCCGCAAGTGTTTGTCTGTTAATCTTGATGCCGTTCCGTTCGATGCGAGACAGCACATCTGTCATCTCAAGCGACAGACGCAAAGTGGGCAAGAGTGTCTGGTTGTTCATTGAATAGTTCCTCAAATGTAGTGCCAAAGGCTTCGAGTTGTGCAAGGGCTACTTGCTCTGTGGAAATGACATCAGCCTTTCCGTATGTTTCTATTATTTCCCAAGGTATGTCGTAGAAGGTCTTGCCTTCCTTAAAGTACGGCGCAACGAGGTCTTTCTCTTTTTGCACATCACTATACTTTTCTGCAAGAGCAGCAAGTGAAAGAGGCCACCTTTGGGAGCGGGCAAGAATATATTCTGCAACCATTGTATCATAGACGTGTCCTTCATAAACGAACCCGCAGTCGCGAATCCAAGATAAATCAAACTTGATGTTTTGTCCCACAACCACATCAGCTTTGTCAAGAGCAGCTTGGAACAGTTCGAAGGCGAACTCATGTGGTTCGCGAACACTGTGGTAATAGCAGTGGTAATGGACATGCTGTTCGCCAAGCCACTTGTAACCATTTGAAACCAAAGAGTTTCCGAAGTAGGGCAGGGCGGTTGTCGAACCATTGGCTTTGGGTTTGTGGGTTGTCTCCACGTCGAAGGTCAAGACATTCATTAGTAATACACCCCCCGCTGCACATCAATGTGGCTGGTGAACATACCATGCCAACCATTGAGTTTGTTCTTGGAAATGCAGATGTGCCGTGTGGTATTTTCTTCTTCTGATGTTCCGGTCTTGCCAATGCCGATGATGACATCTGCTTCACCTGCCTTACCTGTTCGCGAACCGTCTAGCATAGCATAGTCGATGAACTGACGGTCATGTGCCTCGAAACTGGCCTGACTGACAGACCATATCAAAAGCTTGTTGCGCTTGGCAACCTCACGAGCCACGACATATGTTTCCTTCAGGCGTTCATCCCCACGGTTAAACTCACCCGCAACCCGAAACTTATCTAGCTGGTCACAGAACATAACGTCCGGTTCGTTTAGCTGGGCGAACTCGTTTAGTTCTTCCATAGATGTACCAACCGAATCCATCACGGTGAGGTATGGGGCAATCTCTTCTGCGTACCGTTGGGACAAAGCATCAGCCCCCGCCTTCATCTCTTCTCGTGTCAAACCAAAGAAGCTTTGAATAATTCGCAGCTTGATTTTCTCTGACGGTTCTTCGTTAGCCCAGTAGACTACCTTATGTTTTTGCTTGATGTAGCTGGCGGCAACGAAGGCACAGAAGGTTGTCTTCCCCACTTCTGGGCGGGCAAAGATGATGCCAAGGTTGCCCCTGTCCATGCCCCCAAGGTGTTCGCTCATTAAATCCCAAGTGAATGGGAAGTCGGGTTCGCCAACTTCTTCTTCCATTAGCTGAACAAAGTCTTTGTCCATTTCACTGTAGGTTGTCTTGTCGGACATACGCCCATCTTCAACCATATCAATCAGGGTCTTGAGTTCACCAAAGTGTTCAGACTCTCCAGTGAAGATGGCAATGGCCTTCTCTCCAATCTGCCGCGCACGGTCACGAACCCAGAAGTTCTTGGTCACGTCTAACTCTAGGTCACCAGCTTCACTAATGTGTTCGCTAAGTTGTGTAATGATATCAAACACTTCCTGCTTTGCACTAGAGGGCATTGCAGGATTCCTATCCATGAACAAGGAATCCAACTGGTCACGCGACAGGTTCGTTCCGTAATTCTTGTGGGCATATGTTATCGTGTCGAACAAGGTTGCATAACGTCCCTCGAACATATCGCGAGTGACAATGTTCTTCACCCTGTTGTAAAAATCATTATTTAAAAGGAACCCCAGAACCTGTAGTTCAATCGAGGTATTTCTTGAAGGTTGTGATTCGTTCATCATCTGTCATATCTTTCACATCTTTGTTTAAAACAACTAAACTTGTTGGCCTTATGGCCTGCATCCTGCGAACCAGTTCGAGGGCTTTCTTTGTAGCATCCTTGTCCAAGGCAACGAGCAATCTATCATAACGTCTCAAAGTTGACAAGTGGCTGTCCTGTAGGTTGGTTCCAAGAAGTGCTATCCCCGAAAGAAAACTAGATACACTGCAAGCACTAGCACAGTCTTCCAGAATAACACCGACACGGTTAGTTCCGCAGACGAAAGGATTACCTGATTTTCCATATCTCCACCATTTTGGTTTTTGGTTAACAAGGCTACGACCAGCAGCATCAACAGTTCGCCTACCGTCTTTAATCAGGTAAACAACACGGTTCATTCTGAAGTCGTAACGAATATCGACACGCCCTGCAAGGTACGCATCATAGGCATTGACCCGCTTTAAGTATCGCACAGCTTCTTCACTGCGGGATATGGGGACAACAGTATCGGGAAGCTGGAACTCCGGTTCGCAAAGTGGTTCGCGAACTGGCGTTGTCTTTTTCAGCAAGGGGTGATATGGTGTGTCGGTTCGGATTCGGAATCCTGTTCGCCCACGAACCCCACAGTCTGCATGAAAGCAAAACCACAATCGTTCGCCGCTAGTATCCGAAACACTAAAGGTATTCTTCTTGCCGCAAGCAGGGCAGTCCATCCGCAGACGACCTTCCGATGCTATTGACAAACCGTTCACATAATCTTTTAACCAAGCTGTCATGGGCTTCTCCTATGACCAGACAAATAACCCACAATAAAAATTGTGTCAACAGCATTTTTTTAGTTGACGAACACTTGACAGCCGTGATACGCATTATGAACAGTAACCATACAGGTAAACCTAATATGTCTTTTACTATTAAAATAAACCCTATAGCTAAACTATTAAGGGATAAAAAATACAAACATAAAACTGTTCCAGATAAAAAGAAATCTAAATTAAACAAACTTGCAAAGAAGGAAATGGATGATGGGAAGACCAGCAAAGATACCTGACCCAACAAAGACGTATAATCTGCTAATGTCTGTTGAACAATACGACAGCCTAGCAGGACACGCTGCACGATTGCAAAAGAAAAGCTTGGAGCAAGTTAGTGTAGGTGATTTAATGCGTGACGCGATTGAACTTTACATTGAAGCATTGGATGAAGATAATGACGCAAGCATCTCTACAAACTAAGAAACCTGCCATTGAAGTATGGAAACGCAAGGACGGTTCGTGGATTGTCAACGCACCTATCTCATCTGTTCGAATCGGTGAGACTGACCGCGAACAGGTTAAGAAAAAGAATTGTGTTGATTATCTACTGGACATTTCCGTGTTCGTGGGAAAAAGTGAAAATGATTGCAGAAAGTGGCTTGACAGGAACCGTCAAGGCTTGGTAAAACTGGGGACACCTTACGAGGTGGCACAGTCCTGAAGTGGAGAATGTCGCTGAAAAGCGACCGAAACAGCAGGATTTTGAGTGTGGTAACACACTGCATAAAAAGAGTTAGAACAGATTGCTTCATGGCGATTACTCTGGACTCTTAATAAAAGCAGGGGGAGTGGTTACCCTTTGTTTCCTTGGTTGGTTGGGAAGCGAGGTCAGATTTATTTCTGGCCTCGTTTTTTTTGTTGACACCCCTTTTTGTTTCCGATATTGGTTATGTATCAACAGCCGATGGAGAAGTGAAATGGCTAAGAATCAAAAGACTGAATGGGACATACTTAACGATAATCGTATCAATGTTTGGAAGACACTTTCCCTCGAACAGAAAAAAGCACTACACGGTTTGCAAACTGCATGGGAAGAATTGCAAGGTAGCTACAGAGAACTGTGCCATCCCACCTTTGATGACATCATAAAGATGGATGACGCTTATTATAGATTACGCCGCGTACTGATTGAAGAGTAGGAGAAAACCGATGGCTAAAAAACTAACCCACGCAGAATATGCAGCTAAACACACAGAGATATTTGCTCGCATGTCTGCAAACTTTCTAGCCACCCCTTTGCCCAGTGATTGG